GAGACAAAGGTGAAATGCTAATGGACAAACTAATGGATTGTGAAGACTTCTTTGATGAGATGTTTGTTTATACTAAACACTCAGAAGCAAGTACTAAATTAAAACCAGGGGTTAAGCTAACTGTTAAAAACAAGGAAAAATTTTGCTACGACTTAAAAATAAATGCTAGAGGATTTAAAATTATTCCATCAAACAAGAACGGAATACACGAACTAGCTAACTTTGGTATAAATCCAAATGGGAGTTTTTCGAGCCAAATAGGGAAAGATGATGAAGCCATGACCCTAGTTAATTTAAACTGTGTTTTTGATAATGGAGATTTCCAAGAGACTGTCATGGATCTGTATGATATAATACCTGAAAAGTTTAGAAAACTCATAGAAGAAAGACTTTCTGAAAACAACGAAGCAGCACAAAACAAAACTAGTGATCTATCAAACTATACTTTCTTAAACGGACTCCTTGATTCTTGAGAGAAGAATGATATATACATAGAAAAAGAAGTAAGAGGCTATCTTCTTAAAATATAAATAAAAACTAAAAATGGCAAAACAAGTCAAACTTGATTTATCCCAATTTAAAGCATCTGGTGTTTATACTCTGGAATTTGATGCTAGTGAGAATATTATTATAAACCCATCTACGATTAGATTGGTAGTGGGATATTCCACAATCGGTCCTTTTAATACACCAGTTTATTGTCCGGATATAACAACATTCCAGTCTGTATTTGGAGATATAGACAAGGCTATGGAAAAGAAAGGATCTTTCTTCCACAGATCTTCACTAGTGTGTTTACAAAGTGGACCTATCTTTGCTCTTAATTTAAGATTATTAAATAATTCAGTAGACGTGAATGGTGATCCTGACTATGCGGCAGGAGCAGATGTTGCTAGATATAGAGCATTCTCTATGGATACTGAGGAACAAAATGGTTCAAATGCTACTGGTGGATATTCAGACCCTCTTACTAAACAAGATAAATTATTATCTTCGTACTATAACAAAGAGAAATTCTGGTTCCCAGATACTACATATTTGTTAGCTACAGAGGACACATCAGGAGCTCAACCAGATTCAAGAAAGTTATTTAGTATAGTTAATCTTGGACAAAATCCAGTTAGTATTATAGTTAGAAAATCTCTTGACTCTAGATTTCCTTTAAAAGGATTTGATATTACAGCAAGAGAATACTTTGGTGCTGATAATGTTCCGTCTTATATGAATCAATACGATTATCTTTCAGATTGGTTTATCGATGTTATTGCAGTAAGTGGAAATTGGACAGACTATCAAGCTTTAGCTAATGACCCTGTTTACAGCGCATATTTTACATCTAAAGGATTTATTAAGTCTCAGATAGACAATTTCTTATCTTTGGATGGAGTTAATATCGTACTAACAACAACAGGTACAATTATTCCTAACTTCACCGACCAAAATGGTACTTTAAGATACATTCAAACACTTATTAACAATCAGACAGCTACTACAGGTATCTTCTGTGCAGTTAATGAAGAGGCTTTGGATGATCTAGTAGATAACTCTTCAGTATTTGACTTAGTTGGTCACCACTTAGTTGATGAGATAGGTAATGATTCAGATATAACTGCTGTACCAAAAAATCTTAACTTCTTATCATATAGCCAAAATTTATTTGCAGACTACACTTACTATAAAAATATAGACGGTGCAACAGGTGGTACTGAGCTAGAAGACAACGTTTCTCCCTCTAACCCAGGTATGGACATATTACCAGAAACAGGAACTTTACTTCTAGATACACTATACAATGCAACAGGTGATGCTGGTATACCAACCTCACTTTGGGATACTTATAGTCCTTCTGCAAGAGATGGTGGTGCTATTTACATAGACACAAAGTTCATATCTCCTACGTTACATGATGATCAGGTAACAGCTTTAGATGATTTCGTATCTGTTTCAACTACTGCTCCAGCAGATAGATGGGTATTAGGTAAAGTAACTTCTAACCTTCCTACACCAGGATATCTTGGATTTTATGAGGGAGATCTAGTTAAACTAAGAATAGTAGAAGCTAAAAATATTACAAATTCAACTCTTCCTGTTGGGCTTAGAGCACAGCTTAGACTAAGATTAAAACATCCTTTAGTTGGATCTACTGCTGCTACAACTTATGTTGAACCTTATGATATTACAAATAAAAGTACTGCGGCTGCTTATCAAATAGGCAATCCAGACTATTTTGATAATGATGATGTTTACTTCTCTCCCGATATTCCGGTAGGAACTGATTCTTACTTAGCTTATGAAAACTCTGAAATGTACAGAGACTGGGTTAAAGGAAACATCGGAGATGGTGACGTTGATTGGAAAGACGATTCTGGTTCATTACTACAGTATTTGAAATTTGAAGTTAATGTCGACAGAGATGGATACAACATCCTAGTTTGTAGAGCGTATGGCGACGACACATTTACAACACCTGAAGTTATCTCTACTTGGGACACAACTTACATAAGTTCTCTTCCTGTAGGTACTAACCTAACTTCAGGCGAAAGCTTTAATATCGTATCTACTGCAGGTAATGTAAGCGACTATGTAGATATTATAACTCAATTACAGCCTAATGTTATCGAGCTATCTACTGCAGTTGCCAACTCATCAGCAATAAAAGTTGGAGATCTACTTGTATCTACCGATGTTCAGATCTATGATAACCCATTAACTGAAAATCTTCAGTCAAGATTAACGAGAGTTTTAGAAGTTAAAACAGTAGCTTCTGCAACATCTCCTGGGGTTTACACAGTACAGGTTAAAACAGAAAGACCTATTCAACTTTACCCTGGTGTAACAACAAGAGTTTGGAAATTTAAAAACATCCAAGAGTTTGTTAAGACATTTAATTTCACATATCTTCCTGGAGCAGATATCAAGGCAGCTTCTATGCCTAATGGTACTGATACAAGGATGAACGATATATTAGACGTTCTTACCGACACTAATCTTGCTAGAACATTAGCTGATACTGACGTAATTACTTTCAGATACATCATTGACACATTTGATGGAGGTATACAGCCAAACTGTAAATATCAACTTACTAGACTTGCTAAGAACAGACAAAAATGTTTAGCAATCTGTAACCTTCCTTCAATGAAGAAATTTGCTGATTCTACAGATCCTAGATTTACTTCTGCTCCTACTGCAACTGATCCTGCTCCACTTTTACAAGCTAGATACATTGCAGACGGAGGTAACTTAAGTTTAAATCCTTCATTTACATTCTCTTTACCTGATGAAGATCTTGGAGCTAAATTCTCTGGATTCTTTGCTCCTTTCTTAACCATTAGAGAGAACAATAAGAACTTGAATGTTCCACCAGCAGCTTACGTTTCAAATAACTTTATTCGTAAGTTTATCACAGGTGAACCTTATTCAATAGTAGCAGGACTTAAGAGAGGTATTATCTCAGCTAGTAACTTAGTAGGATTAGAATATGACTTTGATATTCAAGACAGAGAATACTTAGAGCCATTTGGAATTAACCCTATTATTAGAAAAAGAGGTGTTGGTATTGTTATCTACGGTAACCAAACAAGCTACCAAAGAACAAACTCTGCGTTTAACAACCTACACGTTAGAGACCTTCTAATTACTGTTGAAAGCGCAATTGAGGATATTCTTTCTAACTATGTGTTTGATTTCAACGAAGATAACGTTAGACTTGAAATTAAAACATTAGTAGATAATTACTTATCTGGAGTAAGATCTGTTGGAGGCGTTTACAACTACTTAACTATCATGGACTCTTCTAATAATACCCCTGCAATCATCGATCAAAATATCGGTATAATTGATGTTATCATCGAACCTGCAAGAGGTATTCACAAGTTCATTAATAGAATGACAGTTACTAGAACAGGAGGTATATCTTCCGGAGGATTTATACAATTCAGCTAATGAATTTGAGTACAATTCTCTAAGGTAAATATATAAAATAAAAACATGGCGGGATTACCACATTATACGAGTTCTAAGGCTTCGGTTAATAAGTACGAACCTATTTTCCTCAACCAGTTTGAGGTTACTATTACTCCACCTACTGCTATCCCTGTGCAAGCAGGGAACCCAGGTGCTGCTAATATATTATTGGAACAAGTAACTAGAGTATCTGGTCTACAAGTTGATCAAAATGCTGGGGAGATTACTCAACAGTATAAGTTCGCTAAAAGATACTACTCTGGTGCTGCTCCACAAAGAACAGGTTTAGATGTTGACATAGAATTTGAAATAAACCTTAACGAGAACAATTCGATGTATGTTTTTAAAACATTACGTCAGTGGTCAGATTTAATTTACAATCCTCTTACTGGAGCGATGGGGCTTAAAAAAGATTACACAGGAAACATTCTTATTAACGTTTTCAATAAGCAGGGCGATATTTTTAGAAAGATAAATCTAAGAGATTGCTTTCCTATGACACCAATCCCAGAAATGGCATTAAATTATACCCAGACTTCAATATACAAATTGAACCTAACTTGGGCAGTTGATTATTTCGACGACATATTTATATAAAAAATAGAAAATGGCAGGATTACCACATTTTACAGCATCAAAGGCAGCAGTACAATTATACGAACCGGTATATCTTAACCAGTTTGAAGTTATTATACAGCCACCAGCTGGGGTTGCTTTAGAGCAAGGTAACGGAGGAAGAACGCTCTTAGTAGAGAACGTGCTTTCCGTTTCAGGTTTATCAGTAGATAAAAACCCAGGTATAGCGGAGCAAAGATATAAATTTGCTAGAAGAAGATATGCTGCTGGTGCAGTTGATGACACTGGTATTAAGGTAAGAATTGAATTTGAAACAAACCTTAATGATAACAACAGTAACTACGTATTTAAAGCATTAAGACAATGGTCAGATTTAATTTACAATCCATTAACTGGTGCCACTGGTATTAAATCAACTTATGCAGGAGGAACATACATACTTGTCTCTATCTTTAATAAGCAGGGAGACGTATTTAGAAGAATTAAGTTAGTAAATTGTTTCCCAGTGGATCAGATCAAGGCATTAGACCTTGATTATACCAACGGTACTACTCCTTATAAAATACCTTTATCTTTTAGAGCGGACTACTTCGAAGACGTTTTTAACTAATTTTATTTTTGTCAATATATAAATGGAGGCTCAACAAAGTCTCCATTTTTTGTTTTTGGTTAAAACTAAAAATGTTAAATTAAAATAATATGGACGACGATTGTGAATCAGAAAAACAGAACAAGAACGGCTTCAGTATGTTTAGTTTTAGCAACTTTCTTCAATCCCTTCGGATTCGATATCCTTTTTGCAACAATAATGAAATGGACAAATTCCTATTGGCATACAGTAGCAATTTTTTACTTCCTTTCGGGTGTTTTCTTTGGGCTTTATTTCTTTTTGTCATTAAATAAGAAACTAAAATCGAAAGATCAGTAAAATGAGATATAAGAAAAGATTATGGCAGAAAATCCAGATGATGAACTATTAAGACAGCTACAACAAAGAGAGTCAGCTTCTAAATTTGAGTATGATAATGATCCAGATGTTAATAATTATCAAATACCATCATGGATCGCTAACGAAGCAAATCAACCCAATCCTACACAGGGTGCTGGAGCTCCTCAGCAATCCAATAATTTAGGAAAGGTTAACGTTTCTAGAACACCACTAGGAATGGAAAACGAATGGAAAAATATACCGGTTGAGAATTTACCTTCTAAAGGATTTGGATATCCCCCAGGATTTGAAATTGCTATAAAAGCAGCAGAAGTTAGAGAAATAAGACAGTTTTCAACAGTTGATGAGAATGATAGGATAGATCTTGACGACAAACTAAATTCTATTCTTTCTAAGTGTATGAAGATAAGATGGAACGGAGGATTCTTAGAATCATTTGATCTTTGGTATGAGGATAGGTTTTATATTATAATGTCAATTAGGGACGTTACCTTTATACGAGGGGAGAATAAAATATTATTACCCGTAACAAAAAATTGCACTAAAACGGAATGCAACGTTCCGGATATGATAGAACTTAGATCCAATCTACTAGATAGTTTTATCGTGGATCCTGAGATTCTTAAAAGATATAGCACAGAATCATATTCATTTAAATTCATACCTAAAGACGGTACATCTTCACTAGATCTTTATATACCAACTGTCGGGGTTACTACTATTTGTAGAAAAATCATAGCAGATAAAAGAAGAAAGGGTAAAAAATTCGACGAGAGTTTTGCTAAAGTTGCAACTTTTATAATTCCTGATTGGCGAGGATTAGATGAAGCCTTATACGATCAGTATGAGCGAGCTTCCTTAGACTGGACTCCAGTTCAATTTTCTATAGCAGATCAAGTAACGGAGAAGATAAACTTTGCAACAAAATCTAGAATTTATACTAAATGTGAGAGCTGTGAGGGGGAGGTCACAGCTGATATATCATTTCCCGGAGGGTATAGATCTCTTTTCGTTATTTCAGATATCTTTAGCCAATTACTTTGATATTAAGTTTAGACTTTGGGATGAATTCAAATTATCAATAGATGCTTTAGAATCAATGCCCTTTTATGAATATCAATTGTTTATAGATAAGCTTAATGAAAAAATAGAAAGAGAAAACAAAAGAGTAGAACAAGGAGACATGGTAGAAGCATTCTCATTTAAAAACCCAAAAAGATAGCTTTTTTGGGTTTTTAGGTATATAAATAAAAAAATATTTTGGCAGGAGAAACAGGCACAACAGGATCGGGATTCCCAGTTTTTAAATCAGAGGGAGGAGCATTTGATAGGGCTAAGCTACAAAGCACTATAAGAGCTGGTGCAGGATCAACAATATCTAAAGAAACATTTGCGGCTATGGAAGCTGCTGATAGTGTTTCATCAGCAGCAAAAACATTCTATGACGACATTTTTGATAAAACACTAAAAGAATTAGACCCTGCTCTGGATCCTAATTCTATATTTTATAAGAAAGCCTACGACGACAGCGGTTCAGATAGGGGTGAAATAAGTCGTAAAATAGATAAAGGTGAGGCGGTCGACGGGAAAGAAATTTTCGAAATGGCTAAAGGATCAGCCTCAAATAAGATAGAGAATGTAAAGGTTTTAAAAACAGGAAAACCCACGGAGATAATAGAAAATATAGGGTATAGAGATATAGAAAAATTTGAAGCCTTCGAAGAAATTAAAAACGATTTCAATAAGAAAGTAACAGATGATAAGTTTAAGTTTGAACCTTTAGCAGATAAATTTTTAGATATCCTTTCCTATTTTAATAGCAAAACTCCTCTAGATGCTAGAACAGCAGGATTACTATACACTCCAGAAAATAATGCTATAATTTCAGCTATTTCTAAGATATTAGAAGCTAAAGGATTTAATAGTGAAGCAGTTTTAAACATGTCCAAAAGATATGACGAAAATATAAACAAACTCATAGAAAAATCTAAAAGCGGCACAGTTGAAGATATAAGATCTATGCTACCAGGGGGAACAGGGGCAACTGGACCTACCGGAACTACTACAGAAACTAAATTAGAGGAAAAGAAAACGGAATCCCCTACAGGTCCTACTGGGTCTACTGGTACAGCTATTGAGGGAACTAATACGGTAGCTTCAGCTACAACGGGTTCAACTGGACCGACTACAACGACTACAACTGAAACCATAACAACTGTTACCACCTCTACTACAGGTCCAACTGGATCATCCACACCAGGAAAGGTAGAAGGGGCAAAAACTTCAACGACAGGAGGAACAGGGGCAACTGGGGTAACAGCAGCAGATGTAAAAAAAAGACAGGAAGATTTATTGTCATCAATCTTAGGTATTAAATTCGAAGCTGCGACTGGAGGAACTGGTACGACTGGAGGAAATGACAAAAAAAATAAGGAGCCAGAAAAAAAGAAAGAGGAGACCAAACTAGAGAAACCGGAAGAAAAGAAAACGGAAGAGAATAAAACTAGCGCACAAACTCCAACAACAGAAAACAAGGAAACTAAGTTAGAGGAAAAAATTTCCCCAACTACCCCAGCAAAAACTGAAACTTCCTCAACAAATACCCCTATAAAAGAAACAGAACAACAAAATTTATCTAGTGTGATAATACCAGAGGGTGGAAGCACAGGAGATAATCAAAATAAACAAACAGAAGGTACGAATCAAAATACGACAACTTCTACAGAGACAAAAACAACAGAAACAAAAACAGAAGGTGGAGGAACAACAAACACCCAGTCAGAAACAATAAAAACTGAGGATAAAACAGCAGCTGAAGATAAACAAAAAATGGATAACGAAATGGCAGAGAACATGAAAGCTATGGTAGGCTTACTAACACGCTTAAATAACACACTCCAAAATCCATTAGTTGTTATCCCGAATAATAAAAAGTTTGGCTAGGGGGTTTACTTTTTGAAACCTATTTTATATATTTGTAAGAAATAAACCTAAATAATATATTATGAATAAAAACTATGAAATTACGAAGGAACTACGAGGCACTTTAGTAGAGTTCCTTAGTATGTACGGAGGCTACAAAGAATGTTTAGAACTTTTAGAAAATGGGGAGAAATTAGAATTTAATGAAGAAGAAGTCAATAAGATATTAAATCTTCTTGGCGTGTTTAGACTTATGGATACATTCCATATAGTAGAGCGCTTTAAAATCGAGGTTACACCACTAAAAAGCGCAGAATCTGATGAGCAATCAGAACCTACCGAAGAGCAAGCAGGATAAGATCGATTCCCTATATTTAAGAATGGCCAAAGTTTGGTCGGAGAATTCCCACTGTAATCGAAATAAGGTAGGTTGTCTAATTGTAAAAGATAGACAAATCATATCTGATGGATATAACGGAACACCCTCCGGATTTTCTAACGAATGTGAGGACTGCAACAACAATACACTTCCAACTGTATTACATGCAGAAGCTAATGCCATAACTAAAATAGCAAAAAGCACTAACAGTGCTGAGGGATCTACACTTTATGTGACTCTATCCCCTTGTTTTGATTGCGCTAAACTAATCATCCAAGCGGGAATAAAAAGAATTGTTTATTCTGAAACCTACAGAAACACAGATTCTTTTAAACTTTTTGAAGAAGCAGGAATAGAAATTAAAAAAATAAACGTTTAAAAAAGAAATTAAAAATGGCAGTAAAAAACATTCAAGAATTGGCAGAGAGTTTTATGAGATCATCATCGGAGAAGGACTTCGTTGAATTATATAAAAGAATTAAACCAGGGCTACTAAATCATTGTAAATCTATTTTAATGGAGCAAGAAGCAGCAGAAGACGCTGTTTCAAATACAATGGCTAAGATATGGACAAAGATCTCTCAATATGATCCTACAAGAGGTAATTTTTCCACTTGGGTCTATAACATAGCTAGAAACGAATCCCTAGGCATCAAAAAGAACGAGGATCGATATCTTCCCATGATTCAAGAAGTGGTTAGAAGTAACGATGATTCCGATGATTTGTCTTTCCCTACTATTACATCAGCGGCAATAACATTAGAGGCAGAATTTGATTATGTTAATGTTGAAAATGATGAGATGGAAGATCTATACGATAACGTCGTGGAAAAAATGAAAGACCTACCAGAAATATATAAGGATATACTATTCGATAGGGAAATACTTGGAATGAGATACCAAGAGATTGCCGATAAATACGGAATGAAGAAAAGAGCGATTGCTACAAGAATTAGAAGGGCAAGACTTAAGGTAAGGGAAATGTTTCCTGGAGTTAATTTAACTTTTAACGACTAATGTAACTTTTTCCTTTAGATAGATATAATTGTTATGAATTATCCTTTTAAAAGAGTTATAAACGACATTAGAAATTATTTCTTTATAAGGAAGACTATAAAGAAAAATATCAACACAATTGAGTGGGAAAAATATAAGCTACGTGTCGATTGGATCGGAAGGATCTATACGGTGGTTAATCTTCCACCTGAGGTTATTTATTCTCCAGATTCTCCAGAAGAAATAAGACCTGCTTATGTTCTTGAAGAGTCCCGTCCTATTAACGAGTATCTGACTAGACTTAATCTACAGGAAATAATAATGCCCGAGCTAACACCTATATCTAATTCTATATCGTACCTTATTATCTATAGACCTTATTTCCAAAGACTTTCTATTAGATGGGTCATATATCGGATAATATTAGTCCTTTTGCTACTTTGGCTACAATATAAGTTTGGCTTAATTAGTTGGATCATTGGTGGTATTTCATACTTTTTTACTGATGTTATATTCTGAAGTTAATATAACCAGACAAGCTTTTCCTTGGGGAAGAGCTTATGTAATAGAAGGAGCTGATCAAGCTCCTTTAATTTTGCCGTCCGTTACTACGGTCTTAAAATTAGTTAAGAACGAAAAATACGAAAAACTAAGAGAGCAATTTGGCGAAGAAAGATGGAATAAGATTTTGTATGACGCTGCTGAAAGAGGCACAGTTATGCACAGGATGCTTGAACTGTTTCTTTTAGAATGGGCAAAAGAAAAAGATGTTGATCGATCTTTAAAAAAAGCACAGATATTTGCTATCGAGGAATCGAGAAGAGATGATGGTAAGTACACTAAGTATGTTAACA